CGTTGTCTTTTTTAAATTCTAAAATAACAAACCCAGAAGTACCCCTTGTTTCTCCGTTGATATCAGAGGATGTTGCAGTCGTATTTGTTGCAGTTCCCTTGATTAGTCCAGCAGAACCATCATAGTGCCCTGTACCAGCAAGTTGTAGTGCAACTACATTGTCTGAAGAACCGATAAACTTAATGATCAAATCACCAGTGTTTGCTGCAGCAGTACCCTGAGTAAGAGCCCACCAAGCACGGGACAGGTCTAACTTACAACCGTTTGCAAATCCAGAAAGAGCAGGGTCGTCTGCATTAAGAATGAGGTTGTCAGCAGTATCATTATCAAAGATTGTCTTTACCGTTACGATACCACCAGCAGCTGGTGCATTCACAATCGTATCTCTTAATGTTGTCGTTACAAATGACATTTATCTCTCCTAGATCGCTAACATTTCTTTTTCAAAATACCCAAGAAGTTCCCTCTCAGGAACTTTATATTTCTTAGATACATCTGTAATAGTTCTTTCGAAACTATTTAGGAAATCCGAAGGTTTCGCATCCATTTTTTTGAATAAATCGTCCACTGCGTCTTTCATTTTGGGTGAAAGGCGTTTATATTGCTGTGATTTCCTGTGTTCATCTTTCTCTACAACTGTAGATTCATAGATTTCCTCAATCCTCTTCATTTCCATCTGCTTCCTTATTCTGATATTTGACAAATGTGTTAGCAAGTTCTCTACGTTTAACCTCTAAAGCATCACCGACCCTAGTGGCCATTGTGATACTAAATGCTTTCTCTGCTTCGATATTGTTGTTATCTACAAGAGCATCTACAAATTCCTTACTCATTACTTATCTCCTTTATCAAATTTTTGATCATCATTTGGTTTACCATCTTGTTCTGGTTCCTCATAGTCTGGCATTTGATCCGGTGAAATAACTCCACCATCGCCATCCTGTGGATATCTTGTGATACCGTCACCACCATCTGGCATATCAATACCACCATCCAATGGATCAGTATCAAGCTCTTTCTTCATCTGAGCTCGCATTTCTTGGATTTCAGCATCAGTCATATTCAGAACTTTCTTCAATACATATTCCTTACTGAAAAATGTTCCAATGTAGGACTGAATACCGTCAAGTGTCTGAATACGGTCATTAAGAAGTTCTGCATCCTTCAACTCTGCAAAGTGACCATCTTCCATAAAGTCATACTGAATATGCTCTTGCATACGAGGCCAATCTTCTGGCGCAATTATTCCTTTAAGGAGTAGGTTAGTCTTGAGCAGGTCAGTGAATAGGGGGGTAAATTTCTTACGAATACGTTGTACGAACTTAGTGAACTTGAGTTCGTCTCTGGTAATTTCTGATGCTCGTCCCATACTAAATCCGTTTTCGGCTTCAAGTCTTGAAATCGGCACGTTAAGTGAACGGTATAGTTTTCGTTGGAAGTATACGATATCATCTATTTCCCCAAGATTAGCAGCGCCGGGTAGTGTACTAATCTCTGTACCTCTACCACCCTCACGCCGAGGCAACCAGAAATCTTCAAGCATTGACATGTGATTTCGATCATCTCGAATTTCTCCCGTAGTTGCATCGTAAACTAACTTGTTACGATAACGGTTCATCACATCTTTTAGATATTGTTCTGCTTTGATTTTTGGTAGATTACCAACATCAATGTAGAAAACTCTACGCTCAGGCGCACGGGAGATACGATAGATAACAATCGCATCTTCAATCATACGCAACTGATTAACTGGTTTGATTGCTTTATGTAGATAGGAGATAACTCGACCTGAGTTATTATCAAGTAGTCCTGATGGAACATACACTATCGAATCAGCAGCAATCTTAATTCCCTGATCATTACCCTGTGAACCAGATGCTGCAAAACCTTTATCACTGTAGATATAATACTCATCTACTTTAGTGATCATCTCAATACCATTGACACTTGGATCGGGGTCTTTTTTTGTTTCACGAACCTTACGGATTTTACTTGGGTCAATAAATCTAAGCTGTGTTAGACCCTTTTGGGGGTCTTTGTTATCAATAACTTTGTGATAAAACATTCTTCCGTCAATATACCACCGGCGAAAAATGTCATGACCCTTCTCATTAAAATTGAGAAGACGCAAGACCTCCATAAACTCTACTCTAATACGATTTTTAATTTTATCGTTATAAGGTAAGTTGGTTAGGTCTATGTTAACTGGAATATCATTTAAATTTGAAATGATACCTTCATTCACGATATCTTCAATCGCAGCATCACACTCCGATTGCATAGAAATATCTCTATAACGACGAATAAGGTCAAGCTCGTTGCGTTCCCGACCATCTGTATCTAGTACAGATGAAAAGAATCCACCGCCTGCAATCTCAATTGCGCCGTCATCAGAAGTGGGGTCCGTGAAAGTTTTCTCACGAGACCCCGCATCCTTTTGTGCTTTTTGTATTGAAAAGCCGAATAATTCTGCCATAATCTTTTTATCTCCTACTGTCTATTTAGTAGGTTCAAATTAGAAGTTTACGCCAGAAGCTTCAAAGTGTTGATATCTCCAAGAAACTGAAAATTCTTCAATTTGACTTTCAGTCTCCATACTCAGTTCAATTGCAGAACCACTTGTCGTTGGCCAACAGTTACGAAGAATATATGTCTTCAGAACTGTTTCGTCACGATCCAACTGTTCAACAGTTAAGTCTGTCTGATAGTCAGAAGGTGATACAACACCAGTATTAAGAGCAAAATCATTGATACCATTTGACCAAAGTTCAATTGCATTCTTAATACCAAAGTCCGTATCATTAATGAATGTAGTTTCCCATGCATCTACTGGTGTCTGATCCCCTGCCATGTAGATAGTACGACCACGGAATTTCAATTCAATTTCACCAATAGTTCGAGTTGGTAAAGTTGCAGCCTTTACAAGAAACGAAGTTCTACGAGCATCAAGACCGATTGCGATACCTGATGGTGGAGTGATGGTTACCCTAAATTGGTTGGCTCTTGCGCCACCACCGATTAAACTTGCTTTAAAGTCATCTATATTAGCCATGATTAACCTCCTACCTCACTAAACGCAACACCAGTTCGAACGGCGATGAAGTTTAATGTAATAAAGTTGATTGACCTTGCTGGTTTGATGTAGATGTCACCAATAAACTCGTTACGGTCAATGACCTCACCCGTGTTATTAGTTGTATCACAAACTACCTTAAAGTCGAAAATACCTCTACGACCCTGCACATCCCGCAAGAAAGGTTCTACTAGATTACGGAACTGGGCTCTTGTAAATTCATCGTTGAACTCAAAGAGTTGGAACTTAGAAGCAGTGGCGATTGCTTTTTCAAGAACAAGGAACAGACGACGCACGTTAATGCGATCAAATGCACTTGGTTTGGAAAGAGCAGTCTTATCACCAAAGAGTGTAACACCCTGACCGGGGAAATCAACCACTGGATTAACCCGAGCCTTATAGAGAATGTCACGATCTGCTTTCTGTGGGTTATAAGAAAGTTTAATTGCACTACGAACACCACCACGATTGTAACCCGCTGGTGAGAACCAAGGATCAGCAACAGCATCTGTATTTGCACAAAGACCAGCAGTATCGCCGTTCAGAGGAACATGACGATATACATCGTTGTACTTATCATACATGTACTTGTATCCACTATCGAATACCATGTAAGAAGATGATGGGCATTTGTCAAAGGCACGTTTCACATTATATGTCTGACTGATGGATGATGTAATACCAACTGTTGCTGCACGATAAGGAGATACGAAACCAACGCAATCTCTACGAAGTTCACAAAGATCAGTGATCATTGTAACGTGTGTATCATGACCAGCTTCTGTATCTGCAACAGCAGAACTTGGACCACCCATAACTAGGTTGATGTCAAGATTTTCTGTGTCAGCAAACTTGTCATAAGCAAGTTCCATTTCACCAGCAGTAACGGAGTAATCATCCGTTCCACCTGTCAGTGTATCAACTGCAACTCCACTTACTAGTGTATAGTCCGTACCTGTTGCAATGTCTGTACCCCAGTTAGTACCAGCAGAAAGATGGTCTGTCCAGTAAATAAATTCAGAACTACGGAAGATAACATCTGCATAGTAGTTATTACCACCCTGTGTTGTCTTCGCAGCTGAGTTCTTAGACATTGCCGGAAACACTTCAATGATTGATGCTGTGCGTTGACCTTTAACATCAACAGAAAAACCAGTAATGTCACCAGTTTTATCATAAACTGCAACATGCAATTCATCTAATTCACCACGACCGTTTGCAGTTGACCAATCAGATGTGCCGGGAGCCGCATCAAATAGGTCACTGAAACGCCATCGACGTTGAATATAAGAGTTATCAGGAATGATTGTCTGAAGTCCAGCTCCAGCCGGGTCATCAAGCTTGCGAATAGTCAGAACTTCACCCGAAACAGCAGTAACTTCATATTCTACATTACCCGCTTCTACAGCGGAAAGATTGTCGAATGCAAGAACAACATTATCTGCAACTGTAATTGGTTTGTCGAGGATAAGAGCAGTCTGCGAAGTAACTGTTTCAATCTTAACGATTACACCACCATCAGAGATGCCTGGACCAACAACACGTTGGCCAACCGCAGCTGTACCAGAGTTAGCATCAACCGTAAGGTTTTTGGTTGCAACCGTAATTGCACCATCAACAACAGCAGTAACAGCGTTGTTTGTAAAGAACTTGATAATGTCCCCGATTATGATTGACGCATCTGTTGCATTTTGGTCATCAACTGTGATTTGCAAATCACCAATTGCACCGGCACCATTCACTAGGTTAAGTGTACCCAGAGGTTGAGTAAATGCTCTTGCGCTGGGGCAGATATCCACACCGATTGAGTTACCAAGAGTACCAGCGGTACGAGCAGCCCACTCACCGTGAGAACCCTGTCCTGTTGAGAAACTGGCTTCATAATGGTCATCGTCACGAATGAGAATACCACTGTTTGCACCAGCGTTTAATATTGCTGATTCTGCACGAACCACCCTGAGTGCGTCACCATATTGCAAGAAGTTTGCAGCAGTGAACCAAAACTCAAAATTTGAACTGTTTGGCTTACCAAATGTCTGTAGTAACTGTTCTTCCGAACTAATCGCAGTAACCGAACTCACTGGACCTTTTGCAAAAGGACCGGCGATGGCACCGATAGACGTAGATACAGCTGGAACAACATTAGTAAGATCAATTTCCCGTACATGAACGCCGGGTGAAACTAGAAATCCCATGTCTTTACTCCTAACTTAAAGAGAGTTATTTGTTATACAGATATTTATAAAAACCCTCTTTTACAAAACTCGTTTTTATAAGTGTTATATCATATAAATAGAATCATGAATGATCATTATGAAAAATACAAAGACACTATCAAGAAAGTTTCACGGAGAAATTACCAGAAACGAGTATATCTCCTAAACGAATTTCTCACAGATAAATCTTGTATTCACTGTGGTGAGGC